GCAATGGAAACATTGTCAGGTTTATACTAGGAAATTAAATGGCATTATCAACCGAGCAAGTTACCAATAAGGTATTAGCTCTAACACGCAGATACTCTGAGCGTGACTACAGAATGGCAGATATCACTGCTGTTCGCCGTGGCAACATGGAGTCCGTGTATCCAGATATGTTCCCAGAGGGAATGTCTCGCCCTATGATTGCCAATTTTGTTGATGTTGCTGCCCGTGACATTGCTGAAGTTCTTGCTCCCCTTCCCTCGTTTAACTGCTCAACTCCAAGTATCAACTCTGACAAGGCAAAGAAGTTCTCTGACAAGCGAACCATTATTGCTAACAACTACGTTGAATTTTCTAGCCTTCAGACTCAGATGTATACGGGTGCTGACTGGTACTTGACCTATGGTTTCTTGCCAATCTTTGTTGATGCTAACTTTGATGCCAAGATGCCACACATCCGCATTGAGAATCCAATGGGTTCTTACCCAGAGTTTGATCGTTTTGGTCGCTGCGTATCCTTTACCAAGAAGTACATTAAGACTATTCGTGAATTAGTTGTTGACTTTCCTGAATACGAAAGCATAATTGTTGGAAGTCTTGGTCGTGACATGACTGACTATGACACCAATATGGAACTAATGCGTTATGAAGATGCTGATCAGGTAGTTCTGTTCTTACCTCAGCGTGGTAACTTGGTTCTTCGCAAAGCTAAGAATCCAATTGGAATGCTTTCTGTTGTAGTTGCTCGTCGTCCAGGACTTGATCTAGATGACCCACGCGGTCAATTTGATGACGTACTTTGGGCACAGATTGCTCGTGCTCGTTTTAGCATGTTAGCTATGGAAGCTGCAGAAAAATCTGTACAAGCTCCATTGGTTCTACCTAATGACGTATCTGAATTTGCATTTGGTCCTGACTCGGTTATCCGCACAAACAATCCTGCTGGTGTACGTCGTGTAGCTCTTGAGTTACCTACTGGTGCGTTTACCGAACAGCAACTACTTGAGCAAGAAATGCGTATGGGTGCTCGTTACCCAGAGGGAAGATCAGGAAATATTGATGCGTCTATTATTACAGGTTCTGGAGTTCAAGCACTTCTTGGTGGCTTTGATTCGCAGATAAAAGCTGGTCAACAGATTCTTGCTGAGACATTCCAAAAGGTTATGGAACTTTGTTTTCACATTGATCAGACCTTGTTTGACGAAGATAAAACTATGGCTGGTGTCTACCAAGGCGCACCATACGATATTAGCTACAAGCCATCTAAAGATATTAAAAGCGACTACAGCATTCAAGTTCGCTATGGTGTTATGGCTGGACTTGATCCTTCACGCGCTCTTATTTTTTCGCTACAGGCTTTGCAAGCTGGATTGTTATCTCGTGAGTTTGTAATGAGCGAACTACCTTGGAGCATGAATGTTGGTCTTGAAAAAGATCGCATTGACATTGAACGAATGCGAGATGCTCTTTCTGGATCTATTGGAGCATTAACTCAAGCTATTCCGCAGATGGCAGCTAATGGAACTGACCCTTCAGATATCATTGAAAAGATTGCTACGGTAATTGACATGAAAAAGAAGGGCACTTCTATTGAAGATGCTGTTATGGAAATCTTTAAGAAAGAAGAAGCCGAAGAAGCTCCAGCTCAACCAGAGCAACCTATGGCTCCTGAAGGAATGCAACAAGGTGCTCCACCTCAACCTGCACCAGCAGGACCAGAAGGTCAGCCAGCAGGACCACCACCAGATGTTGCTAGTATTCTAGCTCGTCTGGGTGGCGGAGGATGACAGAAGAAGAACGCTTAGCTTTATTTAGAAATAAATTAAAAGATTTACTTGATGATTATGGTAGAACATTTCATCAAGACGGTGCTTTTTGCACTACATACTTTGTTACTGCAGAGTTTTTTGATGGCGATGGTCAATACTGGGCAAGCACAATATTTGATGATAAGTCACCAATATGGCATGTAACTGGATTAATTCAACATGCATTAGAAAATGATTTTAATGAAGAAGAAGAAGAGGATTAGTTATGGCACAGCAAGGCGGTAAGCGACCAGTTCGTACCAATAGTCAAGCTAAGCCTGTATCGGGTCCAGGTGCTTTGTCACAGCGTACAGATATGATGACTAATAGCGATCCTAATGTTTATGGAGATCGCAAGGCTACTGAAGAATTAATGTCTAGTGCTCCTATGGCAAAACAACGACCAGTATCCCCTCCTCCTGTTACGGGACTATTTGCTCCAACTGAGCTTCCAAATGAACCAGTTACTGCTGGAAGTCCAATGGGTGCAGGTCCTGGACCAGAAGCTATTAACCTTCCAGTACGTAGTTTTAACACAACTCAAATTCTTAGTCGTCTTGCAGAAAATGATCCGACTGGTCAAATTGAAATGATTCTTCAAGATCTAAATGGTAGAGGCATTGTTTAGTGACTATTCAGCCTGGACCTTTTGAGCAACCAAGTCCTTTTCAACAGCCTAGCCAATTTACTCAACAACCTTCTGCTAATCCCTCTCGTGCAGTAAAACAATCATTAAAGCCAATTGTTGGAGAAATTAGTCCTGCTCTTTTAGCAGCTGGTGCTCGTACAAATTTAACTCGTGAAGAACGCAATCTAATTGAGAACTGGGCTTCCATTAAGGGAACCCACGAAAAACTCATGAAGATGAATAACAAGAAAGCTACTGAATCATTTAAAAAATTAAGCAAAGAAGACCAAGATGTTCTTCAAGCTTACTACAAAGTTGATTACGCTAATAAAGCACATAAAGATTTAATTGTTGAAGATCCAGCAAAAAGAAAATTGCTTGGTCTTGATAATGGTTTTAGTGTTGGAGACTTTTTCAAATCTCCGCTTAGAGCACTTATGGCAACAGGTGGGCAATATGAAAGAGCCTTTAATGCTCCATACACAATGGCTCAAGATGTTGTTGTTAATAACAGAGAAGATTTTTGGAGTCGTTCTAATTTTGAAATGTCATTTGATGGTGACTACAGTTATGATGAAAATCTTAAAGAGCAATTAGAAAATAAGCACGGTAAAGAACTTGGCTTTGTTGCAATGCATTTACTTGCTGGCAAAACTCCTGGCGAAATTATTGACGCATGGGGTCCAAATGATGGAGCAATCCTTGAAGCAGTTAATCAGGTTTTTAACGAACCAGATAAAATTGCAAACATTATGGATGAGTTTGATCGCGCACGTTTATCTCCTGGTCGCCAAGTAGCACGTTGGGTAAACAAAAAATTTGATATTGATGCAGAAGAACGCTTTGGTTTAGTGTCTGGAAAAACTGCATTTAAAGTTGGATCTGGTGCTATTGATTTAGCATTTCAAATTTTTGCTGACCCATTAACTTATTTAACTGCAGGTCGAAGCACTATCTTTAAAGCCAACAGATTAACTAAAGCATTAGAAACTAGCAGAGACGTTGTTGCACATTTTGCTGATCCTTCAGTTGCTAAATACTTTGAAGGATACGGCGAAAGAATTGGTGAGTATGCTGCAGCTTCTAAAGCTGGAAATGCTCGTGAAGCAAATAAACTTAAAGATCAAATTCAAAGTAGGTATCCGCAGCACGGAACACCTGAAGAAATTAAATTATGGGCTGATAAAGGCGTAACTGATTTTGATAGCTTTAAAGCTGAATTTGTAAGTGAAGGTAAAGAAGAATTTTCTAGATTAATTCAAGGTAGAGTTGTTGGCACAGCCTTTGCCAAAAATGGTGCGGTTTACGCTAAGCCTACCCGTGAGATTACCTTAAAAGCTAAAGAAAAAGTTAAAGAAGTATTTAGAGGTAAGGCAGCTTTTGATCAATTAGATGAAGCTGGAACCACAAAACTTCTTAATGAATTAGGTAAAGCAGATGGTGCTAACTATTCTGATATAGAAAAAACAATTCAAGAAACTGCTGGTAAAGGCGTAAAAAGATTTCTTAAGCGTCTTGAGTACCAATTTTCTTTACACCCAGGAGACAAAGGTGTCAGAACAGATGAAAGATTTATTGACACCATTGAAACTTTAAAGCAGCAAGCTAATTTAGTTTTTAAAGATAAAGTATTAGCTGGTTTGTATACAGAACATTTTATAAGTTCAACTCAAGCTGAAAGAATTTTACTTAAAAAAAATCTTGACATATTAACTTTCCGCAGTGCTGGAATTCATGGCTTGCCAAATGGACAAAAATATATTGATGCTGAAATTAATAGTCGTTATGGTGACGGACTTTATGGTGTTACAGATGAAATTGCTCATCCTGCACATTTTGGAAGCACACCAATAGATGGCAGCATTCGTGGTCCAATTCAGCCAGGACAATTAAAAGATGCTATTAGTCCTATAAATTGGCGTTTAGCTTCTCAGTTTGTTGCATACAATCAATTACGAGCAGATAAAAAATTAGATGTTGCAACCGCAAGTAGACTTATTGGTGGAGCTTACAACAGTAAAGTTGTTGC